CCTCGGAACCGAAGCGCTCGCGCAGCGCCTGCCGGCGCCGGTCGCGCTCGATGCCCAACTCGGCGGCACGCCGGGCCGCCGGATCGCCGATCTTGGCCGCGTCGGCCTCGCGCTCGGCGAAGTCGCGCTCGCTCTCCGCCAGGCGGCGTTCGCGGGCAAGCTGCCGGGTGCGCTCGGCAGCCGCCTGCGCGTTGATGGCCTGGGTCGTGGCGTCGATCGCGCTGCGCAGCCGCTCCTCCGCAATGCCCGAGGCAAGCGACAATGCCGCACGGGCATCGCGGGTTGCCGCCAGCGAGCGCTCGGCCAGATCCGCCCTGTGGACCGCGGCCACGCCTTGGCTCTCGGCCTCGGCGAGGCGTGTTGCGCTCTGGGTCGCGAGGTCGGCTTGGAACGCCGCACGGGTCTGCGCCTCGACCGTGTCGATGACACGCACCTGCAGGATCTGCTCGGCGCGTGCGGCCTGGTCGATGCCGCCACGATAAGCCTCGCTCGCCGCCTGGCGCGCGGCCTCGGCGCGCATGACGGCGGCCTGGCCTTGGGCATAGGCCTGGGCGACCGCGAGCGTGGCGCGGCCCTGGATCTCGATCTCGCCGGTCTGGTCGCGATAATTGAGGCGCTGCTGGGCGAGCGCGTCGGCGACCATGGCTCGCTTGAGCCGCTCGGCCTCGAGCGCGTTGAGGCTCCGCTCGCGCGCGGCGGTCTCGGCCTGGATCTCGGCTTCGATCTTCGGCCGCTGGGAGGGCGATGCGTTGTAGACGCGCTGGCGTCGCTCGAGATCGGCGATCTGCCGCGCAGTCTCCTCGCCGATCGCCGCCGGCTGTACCGGGCTCGGTGCGGGTGTGGGATCGGCAACCGCCTGGGTCGGCTCTTGTGAGCTCGGCCGGGGACGCTCGGCGACCTCACGTACCCGCTCATACTCCGCGCGTGCCGCGGCCATCTGCTCCTGAAGCTGCCCGCGCACCGCGGTCGGCGCGCCATACCCGAAGCCGGGGATGACGGTCTCGGCATTGGGGTCGCGGTAGAGCCGCGTCTCGCGATCGAACCGTTCGAGCCGCTCGACTGCCAGTTGCAGCGCATCCTCGGCTTCGAGTACGGGATCGCGCACGCGCGGCTGGGAGGGGGCGAGCAGATTTGCGGCCCCGGAGATTGCGCCCTCGACGACCTGCAGCGTCACCCGGCCGATCGCGCCGCGGGCGAGATTGTCGACCAACCGGTCCCAGGCGCGGCCGATCTCGTTGATCGAACGCTGGGTCGGCGAGAGCGACTGCTCGTTGAGGCCGCGGATACGATCCTGGAGAGCCGCGATCGCCACGCCATAGGCCCGGGACTTTTCGCCCTGCTCGGCGAGGAGCCGGATGTTCTCGCGCTGTGCGGGGTTGAGGAAACCGTTGAGGGCCCGATCGAGCTTGAGGATCGCGTCATAGCCGCCGGTCGCCACCTCGGCGAGCTGGCGAGCGGCCTCACTGGCGCTCGTTCCCGTCGCCGCGGCCAGATCCGGCGCCATGCTGGCGAGGCGTGGAATTTCTGCGCTCGGCAGGCTGGGGGTGCGGATCAACGTCGCGACGGTCATGCGCGCTTCGTCGCGTGCGACGCCGACATCGCGCAGCTTGTCGACGAGATCGCCGAGTTGGCCGGCCGTCACCTGCCCCTGACGCCCCATCGCCGCGAGCGCCAGATTGAAACCGCGTGCTTCGCCGGCCAGGTCGACAGCACGCGAGAGGATGATCCCAAGCGGGATGCCGACACCCGCGAGTGCTGCCGTAGCCGCCAGCGCCACAGGCGGGATTGCCCGAAACGTCGCCCCGATGCCGCCGAAGATCTGGGTGATCTGCGGGCCCTGCTGCAGCGCGATCGTCAGCGGGCTCATGCCCGTGGTCAGGGTCGTGAAGATGTCGTTGAGCTGGGGCTGCAGTTGGGCGAGTTGCTGGGCGGTGACGCGCGCACGCTGGCCTTGCGCCTCGACCGCCTGCCCGAACCCCCGCGCCTGGGTTCCGGCCGCGTTGAATTTGCGCCCGATCCCCTCGACGACGCTCGCGTACTCGGCCTGCGTCAACAGCCCTTTGCCGAGGAGTTCGCCAGCCCGGCTCTGTTCGCGCGCCGCCTGATAGCCCTCGGCATATTGCCGGCGCAGCCGCTCGGCCGAGCGGCCCAGCTTCTCCTGCTCGCGCTCGGTCTTGCGCGCCGAATCACCTGTTCCCTCCAGCGCGGTGCCTGCCTCGCGCGCCGCGGTCTTGATGGCCTCCATCGCCTGCTGGCCGGTGCGCCCGGCCTCGACGAGTTCGGCCTTGAAGCGCCCGCCATCGACCTGCAGGCGCACGGAGATGTTACGGTTCGCCATGCGTGCTCTCGTCCTCGCGCCTGGCGATGCCGCGCAGCAGGCCCAGCTCCGCCGCGGGCAGGAGTTCGGCAATGGCGGCCCGGCACACACCGAGCGCGTCGCCCATCACGAACACCGCCCCGAAATCCAGACCGACCGGCCCTACAGCCCCCATGCGCAGCTGGCCCGCGCAGCGCTCGAGGAGGTCCCACACCTGCCAGCCCTCAATGCTGGCCGGGGCCTCGCGGTCATAGGGACATGCCGGGCAGCGTGCCGTGCAGGCGGCGCAGTAGCCGGGCCCGCCCCCGAAATGCCATGCGGCGCGGGCGATCAGCCGTTTTTTTCCGCGTCGATCTCCGCGATCGGCCGGGCATAGAGCCGCTCGAAGGCCGCGGCCGCCTGCCAGATCTCCATCAACGCCTCGACGGCCCCGGGCGAGACCGGTGCGGGGGCGCCCGTGTCGTCGCCGACACCCTCCCAGTCGAGGATGGCGAGCCGGGCGAGCGCCTTGATGAAGGCGACACCGCGCAGCGCGTCGATGACCTCGCTTGCGGTCTCGCCGGCCGTATCGGCCCGGAGCATCGCCGACTGGGCAGCGAAGAAGAGCGCGGTCCCGAAGGGTCTGACCTTCAGCCGCACGCCTGGAAGCAGGTCGAGCCAATAGGGCTCGGATTTGAGGCCGAGGCGGATCATGGCGTGGCTCCGTAGGCGGGAACGTCGTTCTTGAGGATCGCGGTCAGCATGCGGCCGAGCGTCGGATCCTTGGCGCCGCGGAACTCGAAGGTGACCTGGATGCCGGCCGGACCTTCGATCGGAACCGAGGGCCGCGACAGGACGGCTTCGTGCAGGGTGAAGATCAGGCTGGTATTGGCGTCGCGCACATACCCGAAATCGAGGTCCATCGGCGTGCCAGCCGTCGCGGCTTCGATGAGCGCGGTGCCATCGACGCGCACGACGATGTTGCCGGTGCAGGCCGCCACCGTGGGCTCGGCGCCGTCGATCAGCCCGTCGGCGCGGATCGTCTCGATCCGGTCGAGGCCATTGCGATAGACGAGTTCGGCCGAGACCACGCGGCCCATCGCGGCGCCGTTGCGCCGGACTGTTCCCTGGAAGGAGCCGAAGCGCAGCGCGTTGTAGGGCGTGGGCGTGAGGTCGCGATCGACGCTGTCCGTGTGCTCGCCCTGGGCGATCAGCGAGAGCGTGGCGCTTGTGAGGCCGTCGCGGCGCAATGGCAGCGTAAAGCTGTCGACGCGCGCCCCGAAATGCGTGCGCCGCAGCGGTACGTCGGGATTGATGGCCTGCAGCGACAGGCTGGGGATCGCGGCACCGCCGGACTGGAAGCTATGGGTGAAGTTCACCGTGCCCGTGGTCGTGGGCTCGCCCAGCAGCGCCTTGAGCCAGAAGCCGATCTGCCGCGCATCGCAAGGCAGCGTCACCTCGCCATCGCAGGTCAGCGCGCCCAGCACCGCCGGTGCCGGATCGCGGCCCTCGCCGAGCAGGTCGTTGTCGAGCAGCGGCTGTCGCGCGGACAGGCCGTAACGCGAGAAGCCGAGCCGATGATAGCCGTCGCTCGGCGGTGTCCCATAGACCGTCTCGTAGGCCGCCAAAAGCCGCGCGTTCGCGCCAAAGCCAAGCGCCATGCCGGATCTCCTTCTTCGTCCATCGGTGGAGGCAGATGTTCAGGGTTGGCCGGCCTGGGCGGCGTCATGCGCCCCGCGATACGCCACCCCTGCCAGGGCGGCCGCGGCCGTTCGGTTGCAAAACTCCGTTTTCGGAGTAATATGAATATTATTTCGGAGGCCTCATGCAGGCACAGCTCGCCTACCCGAGATCCGCCTACGACCCCGCGCCGCTGGTCAACCTGAGCGACCACGCGCAGCGCGAGCGGCTGAGCCCGGCCGCCATCAAGGCCTTCTTCAACATCATGACCAAATGGTCGATCCGTGACGCCGACGCGCGCGAGCTTCTGGGGGGCGTGTCGAACGGCGTGTTCTACGAGATGAAGAAGAACCCGAACCGAATACTTGATGCCGACCGTCTTACACGGATCTCGGCACTCATCGGCATCTTCAAGGGCCTCAACATCCTCTACCCAGAGGATCTCGCGGATGCCTGGATCACGCTTCCCAACGCGAACCGGATCTTCGGCGGCAGGACGCCCCTCGCCTACATGATCGAAGGCGGGCTGAGCGCGATGCTGACCGTCCGCCGGCTGGTCGATGCCCGGCGAGGCGGGATTTGAGCACCCCGCCCAGCCGTCTGATCCGCCAATTCGATACCCACAGGCTGATCCCGTCGCGCTACAGCCCCGCGTCCGACAGCGTGCTCGCGCGCATCGCCGACAACGACACCGATCTGCGCGACATCTTCGACCTCGACCACGCGACCAATGACCGGCTTCTCGCCGAGAACGACCTGCTGCCTGGCATCGGCCTCGGGGAGTTGGTCATCGGCGTGCCGAATTACCGCGTCATCAACGCTGCCTTCTGCCACGCCCATCCGCTCGGCAGCCGCTTCAACGGCCCCGAGCGCGGCGCCTGGTACGCCGGCTTCGAGATCGAGACCGCAATCGCCGAGGTCGGCTTCCACAAGCAGGTCGAACTCGCCGAGGTCGCCTGGGCGAAGCCGGTGCGCCTCATCTATGACGACTACCTCGCCGACTTCACGGGGCTCTTTCACGACATCCGCGACAGCGATGAATTTGCCCCGTGCCTCGATCGCGAGAGCTATGTCGTGTCTCAGGGTCTCGCGCGGCGGCTGCTCGAGGAGATGTCGCTGGGCGTGGTCTATCCCAGCGTGCGCAAGCCCGGCGGCACCTGCATCGTCTGCTTCCGGCCCGCGGTCGTGGGCAATGTGCGCAAGGACCAGCGCTGGAGTTTCACCTTCGAGGCTGGTGCGCAGCCCCAGGTCAATTCGGGATGATGATGCGGCCGGTCGGCGCCGATCGCGCCCGTCTTCTTCGATAGCTCTCAGCCCAGCGGCGCTTGCGTCTCGTAGATGAGCCTGATCGGCACGATCGCCGCCTTGATGTCTGGCCCGCCCTCGGGCGCTGCCCCATCGAAGTCCGGCGCACCGATCTCGATCTGATCGACCGTGCCGCCGAGGCTTGGGTCATCGGCGAGTGCGGCGCCGATAGAGATCAGCAATTGGTCGAGTTGTTCATCCGGATCGGCCGACGCGGCGAACACTTCGGCGCGCGCCACATGGGTCCAGACATAGCTGACCGGCGAGAGCAGGATCGCCGGTTCGCCGATATCGCCGTCGCGCAGGATGATCAGCCCTTCGGCCGGGATGCGCTCGGGCCGCAGCCGGTTGCGCTCGATCTTTGCGAGGGGAACCGACTGCAATCGCGCATGCAGCGCCCGCAGCGCCAGTTCACGTTTGCTGGCCATTGCGGCTCACGCCGTCCTGCGCCTTCCACTCCCGCACGACCAGATCCGGCAGCTTGGCACCCCAGGACTGGGCGGCTTCGCGCCAATCGAGCAGGCGCGGCATCTGGACTTGGCGGACGAGGATGAACATCACAACCCACTCTTCGCGTCGCCCCGCCCGAAGCCGGCGCTTGGTGGCCGGCTGGAAGCCCTTGCCGTCCTTCGCCCGCACCACGGGCAGCACGAGCAGCAGCACGCCGCGCCGGTTGGTCGGAACGAGTTCGAGGTCGCGACCGAAGCCGCCGAATTTGGGGGCGTTCTGCATGTCGTCGGGCGTCATCCGGCGACCGCGGCCCTTCATGGGGACATTCTCGGTGGGAATGGCGAGGTAGCGCCCGCCCGCGCGACGGATCAGCGTGCCCTCGTCGAAAGCCGCGACGATGTCGGCTGCACCACCTCGTCCGCCCTTGCCCGGCCGCGCGAACACCCAGGCGGCGGCACTCAGGCTCCGGCCCTGCTCCGGGTAGACTTGCAGACGCACGGCATTGGCAAGTCGCCGCCCGAGCCCCGCCCCGTTGATCTGGGCGCGCAGGTCGCGCTTGAGCCCCTCGCCCGCCTTGTGGATGGCGGCGGTCACCGCGGCTTCCGCCGCCTGGACCTCGCCGGCGAGGATCTTCGCGAGATCGCCATCGATCCGGACGTCGATCGTCATTGCACCAGGATATCGAGCCGCAGCACGAGCCCGCCCATAATCGGGGTCGGGGGCGCCTGGATGCGATGGACGACGCCCTCGACCTCGATCGTGTCGCCCTCGGCGATCGCGCCGGCCTCGGATGCCCGTACATCCAGGAGCACGGCATCTTGCACGAGCTTGCTGCCGCCGAGTTCAAACCCCTGCCTGGGCTCCACCCGCACGACCTGGACCGCTTGCCCAGGGCCCTCGCCGCCACCGCGCCACAGGCCCGGCACCGACAGGTTCGGATCGATGAACAGCCGGTCGAGGGCAAGCGCGAAGACGCTCACTGCCGGCGCTCCTGCAAGCGACCATCGATGCGCCGCAGCAACTCGAGTTGGGCGTTGGCACGCTCCTCTATCCGCGCGAGACGCTCTACGATCGCAGTGATCGCCCGCTGGTCCTCGTCGAGCCGCTGCTCGACGCGTGCTAGACGCTGCTCCTTGACCGTGAGCCGCGACTCAACCGACGAAAACCACCACACGAACCCGCCGAACTGCACGAGCAGCGTGGCGATCAGCGCCAGCGGGATGCGCCGGTCGATGGTCCAGTGCGGGTCCGGCAGTTCGGGCTTGTCCGACAACGACATGGTGGGCCTTCCTGAGAAATTGGCGCATGGTCACGGCCGTCGCCAGCAAGGGCCGGTGGTTGCCGCAGCTGAAGCCCTGCCGTGTGAGGTACGCGTCGAACGGGACGCAAAACGCCCATTGCGAGGAAAGGTCAGGTCGATGCCTCAAGCACAGATCGCGAATGACGGCCCGACAGCGGATGCAACCATCACGACCGCCGCCTTACATGCGGCGGACCAGTTGGGCGTCAGGGCCCCCATCCTCGCCAGCATCATTGGCGTCAGCCATGCAAAGCTATCGCGCATGAAACGCGGCGAATTCGAGCTCAAGTCGGGAACGAAGTCGTTCGAACTCGCCGTGCTGTTCATCAGCCTCTTCCGGTCGCTCGATACCGTCGTGGGCGGTGACACGAAGGTCGCGATGAAGTGGCTCGTGAGCGCCAACCACGTGCTCGATGCCAAGCCGATCGAAAAGGTCCAGACCATCA